TGTCGCGCTTACCGACATGATAATATCACCAACACGATACATGGATTGTTTAACCGCAGATATTAAATTTGCAAGCGTGTAGCCGTCTTTTAACGTTTTGCTATTTGTCCCGTCCCATTGTGGGAATTTTGCATCAGTATTTGCGCTTGGGGCGATAACACGCCCACTCTCTAATGCCGTCAATCTACTACCAAACGCGGTTACAGCAATAAGCGCCGTCTGCAGGGATGTAAATTCATTCGTGCTTTCCGCCGCGCCAGTGATATTAATGGATGGCGATACGTCAAGCTTGAACTCCAGTGAGCGTTTCTCAGCGTCTTCAGCAAAAGTTATGATGAACTGGCAGGTGAGCATCCCGGCAACTACACTGGTTTGGCTTGTAACCGCATAAGTGCATTTTCCCTTTTCCGGCTCCGTTTCGGATACAGCGCAGCTGTTACCAATCAGCGTTTTATCTGGTTTTATGGCAGCAAGGATCACGAGCGCACCAGTCAGATTGATAGGCTGTGCGTTGTTAAGAAGCGTAATGTCAAGCACCGGCGAACCAACATCATACTGGCTGATTTTTATGGGATGTTTATATGGCTCACTGATGTCTATTTTTATAGGTATCGTGATCATGTTTCCTCCTCATCCGCTGTTACGGTGACATTAAACTCCATCGATCGGAGCTCATCGCCACCTTTTATAATCAGCATCCGGCAGCGCAGCTCACCTGCCATGTCAAATGCCTCATCTTTAACATCACACTGTACGTGACCTACTATAGAATCAAGATCGGCGCACGGGTTAATAACCACGCTGCCATCCGGCTTCTTGACGTAAAATATCACAACCGAATCCGTGATGTTTATAGGAAACACGCTCACTGACATGTGGATATCAAGAATATACGTATCACCCTCGCGCACCTCAATCGACTTCACGTATGATTTTAAAAAGTCGAGCTGTATTGTCTTTGTGATTGTCATTTAGCAGCCTCCTTTTCTGTCTTTGGCTTATCTGTTTTGGGCTTTTCTAGCGCGGTTACAACCTTCTCAATGTCATTCATGCAAGCCACAACAATGGAGCAGTTCTGCTTGCCTTTTGTTTCAAGCTGATTCAGCGCTGCATGTATGCTTTTTAACAATATAATTTCTTCGTTCATGCGACTCCCTCCAATTCGATAAGTCTTTTATCTAAGTTTTGTATTGCCGATATCGCCAAAGCGACCATGTTGGAGTATTGCAAACTGTCCGGCTCATTGTTGTGATACGCCACAACATCCGGGCACACCTCATACACGTCCTCGGCTATCATGCCGACATTGATTGTTTTTTTATCGTCATCAATATAAGTGAACGTCGCGGGTTTGAGTTGGCGGCAAATATCAATTCCGTATTCATCGCCAAAGTATTTGATATCGTCTTTGTACTTGCGCGATGATGTGTACCGTCCTAGCGACCAACCGCCAAGATCACCTGTTCTGTCCACCCACCGGCATTCGGATCCGCCAGATGCTGTTGCAGGGTTAGCCATAACAAAGCGGCTCTCCCCGGCATATGTCGAAACTTTAAAGCTGCCCCACACGTTTACCCATTTTCCCACGCCAGTAGTATAGATGTTCACTTCGTCCGATGAAAACAGTCTCATTCCGTAAGTGGCGTCAACATCGATCTGCCCGCTCCATGTTGAACCAGAGTTTTTGGTGAATCTGATTGATGACCAATATAGCTGCATACCGTATCCTGTTGACGAATCGATAGTGGTTAAATATGAAAATGTCCCGTCCGCGCCACTGAGATGTTTAACGCCTAGATTGTCAACATCTATCCTCGACGCTGCAATCGTGCCGGTTTTAATGTTGCTGCCGCTGATCGTTGTCGAGCCATCCGTCAGATTGGAGAATGCCACCATACCACTGAATGATATGCTTTGGCTTGATATCTCGGTTGAACCGGCCATGAGTTTTAGTGTGCTTGATGTCGAGCCGTTTGTAACGGATAATGTCAGGCTGTCAACATACTGGTCGATAGACGATATCGCGCCTTCAGCGGTCGATATTCGCGTCGTTAGGCTGGACGCGGTCTGCTGTAGTGTGGAAATATCACCTTCGGCATCACCAACGGTTACCACAAGCCCATCAACGGTCAATTTTAGGGATGCATAGCCGCCAGAGATCTCTTCCTGCAAGTCTAATATGTCTTGATCCTGCGACCGCAACAAATCACCGAGCATGGGCATTTCAGTTCCAAGGACAATGTTTATATACTTTTTGGTCAACGAGTCATAATCATATAAAACAACTCTTAATGATATCGCTGTTGATTTATATTTGCATCTGACTGTATCTCCAATCTCCACGGTTTGGAGCATGGAAATATCCTTATACTCCTCTGTCTGTGACAGATCAATGAAATTTACAGTAGCGCTTTTTAGTGGCTGGTCAGCTCCCTGATCAAACATTTCTGCAACAAGTTCACGCAGTTTATTTCTAACATCGTCCGCGTTCCCGTACAGTAAGTTTTCGTCATCATCCACGGCCCCGACTTTTATATCGCTGAAATGAATATGTCGCACATGCGGGATAGGCGTTTCACTGATTTTTTCGCTGTCGATATATATTTCCGGAAGCATAATAACCGCATCATCTATATCGAGGCCGGTCGGGATAATACGATTCACTAGCTGGTCATCATCTTCTTCGTATATCAAACCAGTGAGGTTTTTGCGATATTCAATTACCACACCTCTATCGGCGCCGAGCCTTGATTTCATATTTACTGTGAAGTTATTGCGCTCGATTTCACCGTGCCAGCGATTCACATAACTATTGTCCTGCTCGCCTATTATCGCTCTAAGAACAGATGTGCGCACAATCCTCATGCTTGCGACTTGGCTAATGTCAGACGTACCTGTAAACCGTCTTTCAGATATTCCTGCCTGCAAAATATCCGGTAACGCTTCGACTCCTGTTTTGTTCGTCCATGCGCGATTTAATATTATATCTTGATCAAGATCATAAGATATGTGCCATGCGAAGGCTTCTTTGCCGCCGTCGAGCATTTCCGTTGGTTTTGAAAGCCGGAAGAACTGTTCGCCGCAGGGCGTATCAGCCTTTACGATAGCGCCTATAACAACATTGTCAAAATGCGGCGATGCTTGCGCCACTTTTATAGTCAGACTGAACTCGCCGTTTAGTTCTTCATGCACAACCGCAGATTCGCATAGTATATTCCCTATGCCGTTTGTGGCCAGCTGCGCAGGTGTTGAGTTTGGCGCGTATATCCTCATCTATACCCACCTCCAGTTTGGCGATATTTCCAACTTTGTCACGCTACCATCCCAGCCAATGTTTATTGTCTCGCCAGCCTCTATAATAGGAAAATTGCCTGTCATTTTGTCGCTTGCGAGCACACCGTTTTTATAGCAATCCATCAGATCACCGTCGATCACTATTTCAGGGTCGATGTCAGTTAAACTGATTTCTTGATCGCCTACCGTTAGTGTGACATTCCCCGAGCCTGTCAGCTTTATGGTTGGATACGAAGGATGGTTACACGGGCTTATCAGTGTGACAGGGCTTGTGACTGCCGTGATGCTCTGCTGGTCAAGTTCGCGCTTAACCGGATTACAAATAAACTGAACTTCAAATTGATGCCACGTCGCTATTGTATTAACAATATCAGTGGCAATATCAATTCGGTAATCATATACCTTGTCCGGCTCGTTTGAAAATGTAACAGTGCTGCCACCAAGAATGATCTGTGCAATATGTTCTGGGAACGGACCGTCATAAAAAAAGCCTCCGGTTTTGACCACTTCCTCATACGATCCGTCCCACTGCGTTAAATATCCTGACCGCCCGGGGATTGTTATCAGCTGTACGCGCTTTTGTGCGATTTGTATTGGAGGAAGCGCAGTTACGCGCAGCTTGTTTGTCTGCGTGTCGGCACCATCAATCAAAATATACATTAAGCTGTTCTTCCTCCTTTTGCTTTGATCTTTCGACGCGCTTCTTCTGCCAGGCTCTGTGATATCTTTTTGATATCGCTTTCGTTACGCACAATCATACCGTCGCCATGCACATGGACAATTATGTCGCCGCCGCTTACTTTGGCTGGCGCTTCCACTTGTCTTTGTGAATCGGCGGAAAGGTTGTATATCACCGGCGTTGCTTTAAGCGTGATCTCTTTCATTTTGTCAGCGTACGCATCATTGGAAGCTTGTGCAAACTTGCCAGTTGTCTCTTTCATGTGCTTTGTGCGAGACTCAATGCCCATCGCGTAACTGTCGGCCGATTGTGCTGCTGTTTCAATAGCCCGTTTTGCGGGAGAACGCTGTATATAATAATCTTTCCATCCTTGATTTGAGGCTTTTGCCAATGCAGCACTAGCGTTATAAACGGCATCGCGTTTGCTTCTTAAGCCAGATGCATAACTGTCTCCCGTTTGTGCCGCTGCTTTTGCTGCCTCATCGGATTTATTCATATCCTTGACAAGGCCATCAAGCTTAGCATTGATGGCATCCATGTTGGTCTTAAAATCGGTCTCCATGTCCGCCACTGTGCCGGAGAACTTTTGTTTACCCTCTTCGACCTTCCCAAACTTTTCGTTTAGGGCTTTAATATCCTTTTCGCCGCCCGCAACAATAGCAGCGAGATATTTAGCCGATTCCTCCGATCCATCTGAAAGCTTCTGAATAAGTCCTTTATCAACGCCTTTTTCCATCGCTTTGGTGATGTTGTCTGCATACGTATCGAGGTAGTTGACCTGAGAATCAAGACTGGCGATTAAGTCTGTTATGCTCTGATCCGCCTCTGTGCTCATTTTCTGAAATAATCCGATTTGGCTATCGATGCTCTCATAAGCCGTCAGAAATGCCGCTTCATGGGCCGCCGCAAGATTTGCCAGTTCGCCTTCGAGAATAAGCATCTGATTGTACTGCTCTTCATGGTTGCTGTCGCGGCGTTATAGGCTTCTATGGTCATGCCGAATTTAGCAAGCGTCTCAGCGTTGGCGTCGAATTGCTCTTGTTCTATCGCCAGTGATTCCGTTGTACCTTCAAGGCTTTCTCTTAAAGCCCTGTCCGCGGTGTTGAGTTCCCCAAGACTCGACGTAGCGTCTCTTAGCGATTCATCAAGCAGTACAGCGGCGCCCAAATATGTCACCGCCGCAGACGTGCCATCTGAAGCAGCGTCGATCTGATCTCTTTGCTCTTTCGTTAGCCCAGCGAGGATTTTTTGGCGTTTGCGCTCGTTTTCAGCTAGTTGTTGTTCCGCTTTGTACTGCTCAGTCTCTAGCTCGATAATTCTGTCGCGCTGCAGCTCCGCTTTATGTTGGGCATTTAATGCTTCAGCTCGCCGTTTGATGATGGGGATGCTTTCTTTCAACTCAGCGGTATTGTCGCTTAGAAGACTGTTTAGCTCAGGGTACATCTCTGCGAGCTCGGCAGTGGTTCCCTCTAAAAGCATTTGCTCTGATGTTGTCAGCTTAGACTTTCCCGCCAACTCATCAAGCCGATCAATGAGCGTTTTTGTCGTTTTCTCTTGTGCCGCAGCGGCCACGGTGTTTTTTTCATATTCTTCAGCCGCGGCGTTCATTTCATCGGATAGAGCTTTTGTATTTGCGGCAAGTTTTTTGCTTTCTTCATCAGCTTGAAATAATGCGGGCACAAGAGCAAGCAGCCCCGCGGTCAGTGCCGCAATGGCCGTCACAACAAGAAAGACGGGATTCGCCATAAGCGATGCCGTCATGGCTTTGATGGCCGGTATGACGGTTCCTTTTACAACCGTCGATGAAAATATAAGTGCTACTGACAACACGCCGAGAGCAACCGTAACGCCAGTTATAACCGGCACAACCCACTCGTTTTCTTGAATAAAATCGTCCACCCATTCAAGCACGCCTGTACCTGCATCGATGAGCATGTTCATAGCCGGGTTAAGCTGATCCCCCACGGTGATTTTTACCCGGTTAAAAGCATTGTCCAGTAGCTTCAGTTTGCTTTCGGTGGTTCCGTAACGAAGCTGAGCTTCTTTGGTAAGCGCCGTGTTTTCTGTCCATGCTGTATTTGATAAAGAAACCGAATCAGCAACCTTTTCCGATGCAAGCGATAGGGATTTGAGCATGTTGGATTGTCTAATACCCGACAGCCCCATATCATCCAGGACAAGCGTGGCGCTTTCGCCTTTTTCCTCCAAGCCGCCAAGTCCGGATAAGAACGCCTGAATAGCTTCCATCGGTGCAGTTTTCCATTTGGTTGAGAACTCATCAGAAGACATACCCGCTATTCGTGCAAACTCTTCAAGATTGTCTCCGCCTTTAACAACCGCCTTTTCAATCGCATCAAGCGTTTGCGTCATGGCTGTGCCGCCAGCCTCAGCCTCGATTCCGACTGACGACATCGCTGCTGCAAGCGCAAGTATATCCGGTTCGGTTAGTCCGGCCAATGTTCCAGCAGATGCCAACCGTATCGCCATATCTGCTATATCGGCCTCAGTCGTGGCGCTGTTGTTTCCAAGAGCGACAACTGCCGACCCAAGGCGCTTGAAGTCCTCTTGAGCCATTCCGGTGATGTTGGCAAACTTAGCGAACGTTTGAGCCGCTTGCTCGCCTGAGAGGTTTGTTGCAACTCCCAGATCGGCCATTGTAGCAGTGAAGTCGACTATGTTTCCTTTGGCAATGCCGAGCTGCCCGGCGTTTTCTGCGATGCCAGCCAATTCGGCAGCGGTCATGGGAATATCGCTTGATAACTCTTTGAAAGAATCTGATATAGCATCCAGTTCTTTATCTGTCAGATCGGTGGTTTTCTCAACGCCGGTCATTGCGCTTTCGTAAGCGATGGACGCCTGAGCGCATGCTATGAACGCATCCGCCATTTCTTTAAGGCCTCTGACGATGCCAGCCGATACAAGAGCGGTAGATAAAGCGTCAAGGCTTTTTGATGTCTTGTCGGTTTTGTTACCGAATTCATCTATGGACTTCGCTGTTTTATCAGTGCTTTTTTTCGCTTCGCCAAGATATTTATCGTTTAGTTTGATCTCGTCGTTGGTTTTATTAAGCTCGGCCTTGGCTTTATTAAGAGACGTTTCCCAATTGTTCGTTCCCTTTTCAGCAGCAGTAAGACGCGCTTCGTTTTCGGCAAGTTGTTGCTTGAGCTTCTCGGTTTCGGCCGTGAGCTTGTTCTGCTGCTCGGTGGTGTCGCCCTCGGTGTTCTTGAGCTTTTCGAGAGCTGCTTCGTTGGCCGTGATCTTTTGCGTCAGTTCTTCCTTGCGCGATTTGTATGCATCGACAGCAGACTGAGCATTTTTATAAGCAGCATTCAGTTCTTTGATTTTGACTGTTTGCGTAGACTGTAAGTCGGATAAGGCTTTTTGCTTTGCCGTCAAAGCCTCCAAGCTGTTCGCGTTGGTTTTATATTCGCTCTGAACAAGACCTAGGGCAGACTGATACTTCTTCAGCTCGGCGTTTATGTTAGAAATGGATTGCTTATACTGAGTTTCGCCGTCAATCGCGATTCTGGTTGAAATAGTGCGCTGTGCCAATATCTTCACCCTTTCTCGGACATCGGCACTCAGGCACTACTTGTCAGGTTTTATAATTATCTCAAATGTCTTTCCGCAGTTGCGCCCTTTGCATTTAACAAAAATGCCATTGCAAACCGCTTTTTTGTCGCGCTCTATCGGCATTTTATAACCGCAGTAAGGACACTTTATTTTTTCACGCGGATCCATGTCAGTGTCTTGTCGGAAACTGCGTCACATGCGATTTTGCCGCGAGAGCATTTGCCTGATTGAACGCGGCTATCTCATTAACGATATATGTTATGATGTCAAGACAGTCGCGCAGGTCAGGCGTCCTGTCCTTGAAGATTTTGTCGCTCGCGCCGACGTCACAGAGAACTTCGTTAATATAATCTTTGCAGATGATTATCGCTTCCGCTTCGGTTTTCTTACCCTCTTTATAGTCATTGGCAGCGCCGAGCACCAGCGGCCCACCCGTCCGCATCAGCTCGTTATTTTTAGCATCGATTTCTATTTCAAATTCTGTTCCCGCGATGTCAATTTTCAGCATGCGGTTTCTAAATGCAAAACTCATTTCTTTTCCTCCTGCTTATGATTTTTTTCATACATGGTTACAAGATCGTTCATAACCCCTGGATTAAGCGCCATCGTTTCCTCTGCCGATAACCCAACGGTTATTCCGTTTTGGATATAGACGGCTCGTTTATATCCGTTTTTTTTTGATGCTTGAGCAATACCAGGTCGACTTCCTCCACCTCTCCATCGATCTCGCGAACAAATCCAATGTCCGCAGCGTCGCCGCAGGCTTTCTGCAATTCAAGAAACATGTACGGAGCCGTATCAAGCTGCAGGAACTCTTCCTGCTTGAATGTCGGCACATCGATAATTCCGTATTTCGTGCATTTTTGCACTGCGCATTCTGTGAGGATTTCACTGACCCGCAGGATGTTCTTTAACCCAGTCTCCTCTTTGAGCGACAGTTCAGGTAAAATGCACGGCCCGAATTCTTCCTGCAGTTTAAAAAGTGCGGTACCGTCATAAAGAAAAAAGTATTCAGTTCCTGCGATTATCGCGCTCGTTCCTCTTGCAATTCCGATGATTACTACCTTCTTTTTCTCATCGGCTACTACCTTCTTTTTCTCATCCATAATTTCTCCTTAATAAAGGGGGCCGAAGCCCCCAATATTATTGTTCATCATCAGGTCATAATCAGACTGTTCGTGTACACCGTCACGTCATTGTAAGTAATGGCGCAGCGGAACTCCACGTCCTCATCCTGATTATCTACCGTGGTCAGCGTAGCTGTATTGTAGCCCGTGTAGGAATCCGTCAGATTCGTCCACACACCCGCATTGAAATACTGCCACAGGTAAGTAATGCCGCTTGTCGGTTCAGGCGATCCGCTGAATATCGGGTCAGCCGTGATGTCCTCGCCAGCAGCCCCAACTGTTTCAGCCGCAATCGTTCCGCCAGTGATTAGGTTTGTACCGAACATTTCTGCGAGCCATGCCGCTGCTTCTGCAAATGTGGCGTACTCTTCTGTGTACTGCCATTTTGTAGCTTTGTGAAGCGGGCGCATAACGGTCAAATTGATCGTGTCGTTTTGCAGTGTAATCGAGTTGTTGCGAGACTGCGAAGGCTGCGTAGTTCTCGCCGCTATCACCTTTGGGAAAAAGTTGCCTTCAAACACCTCAACTCCAGCGCGCATAATGTTTCTGATGTATCCATATGCGCCATACGGTGCAACGTCATCCCCGCCAAAGCTTAGCGCATGATTTGTCGGGTTGTATGTCGCGCCATAGACCACTGCGGCAGACGCCTTGGGCAAATCCGTCACTTGCAGCGGTATTGCGCCAGAGGCGAACTTCATCATTTTTTCTTGCAGTGTATTGTCGCCATACTGCTCACCTTCTGCGTTCGTAATCGCAAGATCGCCCTGAACAAAAGCGCCAAGGCTGACGGGCGCCTCAAACGTCGGGGTTGCGCTTGCTGTATCTGGAGTTGCATGTTTTGCGTAACGTGCATATTCCGAACCATATCCTGCCATAGCATAAACCTCCTTGATTTTTTAAAATTAAAAAAGGCCGTTTGGCCTTTCGGTGTGTTATAGACTGTCTTGATACTTTTGCAATACATCTGCAGCTGCTTCTGCTGCTTTTGGCGCAGCTTTTTCATTTGCTTTGCGCATCCACTGCTTCGCTGGAATGTTTCGCGATGGAGCACCAAACTCATGGATGAACGCGACTTCGGCATTGTTGGCCTTTTTATCGCTTCCACCATAGGTATACGTCCGCCCATGCTTGCTGCGTTTATATGCCTTTGTTTTTGCGCGACCGCTATAGGTGTGATGAACTCCGTGAGGGTACACGTTGATGTACTGCGCCATGCCTTTCCCTCTTGTTTTCCCAAACTTATTATCAGCCTTGATCGAATCGCGCATTTTTGCCGTTTCTACCAGCCCTAGTGAGTTAATCTCTTTTTTCTGCGCTTCGATTACTACGTCCGCTTCGGCCGCCAGCATTTCATAAATGACATCGTCCGGTATATTGGCAAGTTGATCCATAAAAAGTACACATTCCTCAAGTCCGTCCATTACAAGCAGTGCCATTACACATCAACCCCCTCTATCGCATCGATTTCGAAAACCCAATGCTGGCCATTTTCATCACCCACAGGCGTCATTTCGGGATACCCAAATCCTGCATCATACAGCATCCGTTTGATGGTCTTGCGTGTCGTGACGCTATCAAAGTCGCTCGGGCATACAAAATGCACCTGAATAAGCGCAATCTCGTGCTGGGGCTTGTTGTCGCCGTGATCATCGCCGAACGTGTTGTAGTTGAAGGTGAAGTAGTTTGGCTCGCTGCCCGAGTATGTATTAGGGTATGTCGGATAACCAAACGATGCCAGCGCCGTCTTGATGCGTGATTCGATGCTCATCGTGCGCTCACCTGCCTTTTCACTTTGATCTCCATCCATTGATTACGATTTTCAACGTTGTCAATGCTTATGATCTCAAAGCAAAGCTTTTCTTTTTCTGCCGTCGTTTTACTGGCGTCATCCGCATACAGAATACGGTACTTACTGCCGCTGTTTTTCTTCGGGTCAATGAGTGGACTGTACCTGCCTGTCAGCGTGGCCGGTTCGTTAAGCTCAAGGCGCATCGCCTCAAACACTTCTGTGCCGTGCACGTTTACCCATTTGACGCGATATTCTTTACCAGTGCCAAATACGTTCGTCCACGTCTTTACGGGATAGCCGTTATCATTTTGAGTTTCCGTGTACTTTTCAATGATGATCGATGTACGTAGCTCCCCGGCATTTGCTTCTTTAGACATCGCTCACCTCCTCTACCGGCTCAACCACAGGATCCTCGCCAGCATACCGCAGCTCCAGAACAAATGAGTTAATAAGCTTTTGAGCGCTCTCTTGGGCAGATGCATTGCCGTTCCCGACAAACTTCATCCCCCTATTGTCATACCAGCAAGAAGCAAGAGCGCACAGAAACAAATCGTACTGCGCATTGTTTTGATAGTCTGGGATGCCCGCTGTTCTTGTTTTTGATTTTGCCGCATTAAGGCAAAGCTCTGCGATAGTGTCCGCTGCATCCGGCGGCATCCCAAGATAGTCTTTAAGCGTAGTGATTGATAACATGTGCGCTCCTCCCCATTTAGCTCATTGTGATAGCGTTTGTGTAAACCGATACGCCGCCGTATGTGATCTTGCAGCGGAACTTGACATCTTCGTCCTGCTCGTCTACCGTGGTCAGCGTGTTGGTATTGTAGCCAGTGTAAGCAACTGTCGTGTCCGTCCAAGTGCCAGCATTGTCATACTGCCACAGGTACGTGATGCCGCTGGTAGGTTTGCTTGCATCGTCTGTGTTGAATGTGCCAACCGCAGTCAAATCCTCACCCGCAAGCGCAGCAGATGTGGCCGATGTTGCGACACCGCCAACGATGGCCACCGCCACAATAGCCAAACGGAACGCGCTTTTGAGTTTGATCTGATGATCGCCCCACGTGGTCAGTACATACTTGTACATGCCGGTTTCGACATCTTTATCAGAGTCGAGCACTGCGGCAGGTTCGTAGTTCTGTTTTGCGAATCTGAAATCGCCGATAACTGGAATTGTTGCCCTGTCGTTGAACTCGACCGGCACGCCGAGAACATCCTGCGGCTTGGCTGTAAACAACTCACCCGCCGTATTGGAAAGCGTCTGCACGTAGGTGTACCAATCAGCGGAGCGCATCACGACCTTGGCGTTTGCGCGGAATGCATCGGGAAGATCACCAAGCGCGGCCATAATGGCCGCAACAACGGTGGCACCGGTAACGCCTTTAATGCCGACCATGTAAAAAGACATGTGTTTGTGGGCGTCATCGGCAGACTTTGCAAAAGCGCGAAGTTTCTCTTTTCTGGCCAGTGCAGACTTCAAGCCGTTTTCAATCGTCGATACAAGGTCGGTGTCCGTACCATAAACAACAGTGTCAGCGACCTGAATTTTCACCTTCGTTTTCAGGCGTCCGTACGTGACGACATCAGACGATACTTCGATCTCTTTTGCTGTTTCGGCGTCAACGACATCCTCAAGCAAGTCTTCATCATCAATCGCAAACGTCAGGCGCGGTTCCTCAAGCCCTGCAATCTGTGACGTTTCCTCGACGTTGCGCAGACTGTTCTCCTCGAACGGCTCTGTGATGAGCTCACTGGAAAGCGTGGACGGAAGCAGATTTGATCCGCTGCCAAAATCGGCAGAACCGGCAGGAATAGCACCAAGGCCAGTATAAGTTTTCTTTACACCTTCTTTGTCACCGAAGGCCACGCCGCGATAGAACGACGCCTTGGTTTTAACAAGCACATCTTTTTCAGTCATGCCGCCGCCGCTGCCGTCCTTCATGGCAATCGCGGCGCGCTGCTGCTCTTCCATCTCGTCGTGAGAAGCTTTGAGCATGTCATAACGAGACTGGAGTTCGTCGCGGTGCTGCTTCTTGGTGTTGATGTCAGTCATCGCCACGGTCGGGTCAGCGGCCTTCTCCGCGATCCATTCCGCATCTGCGGAAATCTGCGCCTGAAGCGTCGCCATTTTTTCCTTGAGATCAAACAATGTAACTTTAGCCATTTTGATTTTGCTCCTTCATAAATTTTTTATTTTCGGCAAGTATTTTCGCCCGTTCGTTTCGCTCTGCATCATCTGTCAACGCGAGCTGGATTTTTTGGCCGATTGCTTTGAGGTCCTCGGCCTTGACTGTTGCGATGTCGGATGTCTTGAAAAGCTCAACCGCATCATTTAGATTTTCGGCGCCTTTTGTGACACCTGCGCCACGTTGGGAAGGAACAGCAACGAAAGAAAACTCGAATGCTTCTTGAGGATCTTTAAGCTCTCCAAAGCACAGTTTGCCATCGTATTCCTGACCTTTGATGTGGCCTGTCTCGCATTGGTACGTCCATGTGCACCAATCGAGCTTGAGCTTCTTGCTGCATATCGAGCATGCGCATTCGCCCATGCGACAACCAACAGACACCTCTTTGACAATGCCACCCTCAATTGCTTCAATGAGCGGTTTGTTGGCATCGTTTCGCAGCATATAGGCACTGCCTCGCAAAACGTAAAGTGGTTCCCCGAGCGAGTTCTTTTCGCTCATTTCCTCTGTCTCGCAACGGTACAGACGTGCTACCTGCTTTTCAGCCGACCAGCGGTGATCAATCAAGCCGCTTTTCCCTAAGAAAAGCTTAGCGAGCTTATCAAGACTGGCTTTTGTGAAACGCTCAGTATCACGATCAACGTCGTTGTCACAGAGATGTACAGGGAAACAAAAAACGCCTTCGGGCGTCAGCTCCTTATGTGCGTATTGATTTATTAAAGCAATATCCGATTCTGGGTTTATCGGTGTCGCTTTTAACGCTTTGAGTTTTTCAATTCTATCCATATCACGCCTCCTCATCTGCCGCTGCTTCTACAGCCGCCATCGTTTCGCCAGCAACGGTGATTGTGACGGATCCTTCGGTCAATTCCACTACCCCGCCGTTTATAGTAAGCACAGGATGGAACCCTTCTACAGATGCAGCCGCAGCGTATGAAATAACATCGCCCGTAAACACAGTGGCTCCGCTCGTCAGCGACACGGGCGTATCAAGATCAAGCGTTTCGCCATGGAGCCTGATAAGCGATGCTGTCAACGTAGTGTCAGCACCAACAGTGAGCGTCAATGTGTGTGGTATCAATCCTGCCGCATCAAGCGCAGGGCCAACGAGAGCGCCCATGCCGGACGATCCGAAATTGACCTCTACAGTCCCAGAAACAGCAGCTTTGATATAAAATGACGGTGTTCTGTCAGGGTGCATCCTAACATTAAACGCTTGCCATGCAAATGCCGGGATGTGCGCGGCGGCGGCCTCAATAAATTCACCATCGCAGAAAAGGACTTCACCAGCTGTTTCATTTTTGATGACAATTGAATTTGAACCGAAGCTATCAAAAACAAACTCTGTCGCGAGTCCTGCCGTCAGTGTGAGCCGTCTAGTTTGCATTTCCTGCGCCTCCTTTCAGCGTGATTCGCTGTTTTGCTTTTTCAATGTCTTTTCGGAGAGCAGATTCACGCACTTTCGGCGGCAAAAGAGTGTATGTGCTCGGATTCAAGCCGTGCTTTGCCGCCTCTTCCATCAGCTTCTTGTCAATGGCCATCATTTGGAGTCACCGCTTTTCTTTTCAGCTGCAACGATGAACTCCGCCAGTTGCCGTTTTGTTTCCGTGCCGCTGATCGCCACGCCAGGTGTTTCTTGAGCAAGCTTGATGAGTGCGTCTTTGTTCATTGTTTTTATGAGGTTTTCGACGTCGCGCGGATCTTCTTTTTTCTTTTCCGGCGCGTTGGGTATGATTTCGCCGTCGATGCTGGTTGCATCTTTACCCCTGCCAAAATCAACCCCAGCATATACTTCCTGCGACTTTGACTTTGCCGCCAAAAGGTTGTCCGGCGTGAACTCTCCCTCGTAGCCATATTCAGGCTTGTACCCATTAGTCGTTGCCCATGTCAAAAAGTTATGCGCAAGCTTCCATTCGGCCGGCAAAGCATTCATTTTATGGGCTTCGAGCCACATCGCATACAAGCTACGAGGCTTTTTGTTTTTGTTGTCCATCAGATCCTCCTTGTGTATTTGTTGATTTATCTGGATTCTTAATAACATACTCAAGCGTTGTCAAATCACGGGAGACCATCAACTTGTTGCCGTTAGGGTCTTTGTCCCTGCCGTAGTCTGCACGGGCTTCGTTTGGTGTTTCCCAGCCGCCGCGAATGGCTTTCTGGTGCACGTCCGCCCGGGTCGCTGCATCAGCTCTCAAGATTGCGTTCATATCGATCTGGAAGTTGTACCCGCGTTTCCGCTCTTCTCTGGTCAACAGCTTTCGGTTTAGCTCCTGCTCATAAGCTGTCACGATCGGCAGCATGGTGAGCATCAAGAATTCAAGCATTTGCTGTTCTTGCGAATTGAACGAGACGTCTGAGTAATCACCCAGCAGGTGAGGCGGTATATTGTACACCATGGCCACCTTTGACCGCGATATTTTTTCAACCTCAAGCAGTTTTGAGTCAACCGGCGAAAGATTAAGCGTTTTCGCCTGTACGCCAGATTCGAGCAGAAGGATATTGCCGCCAGTTTCGTTGTATGTCTCAACAAGCGCGGCGATTGTTTCTTTGCGCTGTGTTTCCCCGAGGTTTGCCGGGGCCTCTGCAACAATCTTCGCGTTCACGCCTTTTTCAAGTTGAGACGCGCTGAACGTCTGAATTTGATCGTTATAGGTTAGCGTATTAAAAAGCACCTGCACTGGGTTCACACCTTTGATCCCGTTTGTCGATATAAACGGAATATGAATGATGTAATAGTTATGCAGGTAGTACGCTTGTCCGATCTCTGGCATGATTTTATACCATAGCTCGCCAGAATCCGTTTCAAGCATCGGCGTCACTCGCAGCGGATCAAGCACCCTCATGCCTGTAAACGTACCGTCCGGATCATACGTCTTAAGCGCGTATGCGTTGCCCTCTGAGCAACAACACGCCTCTAGTGATTTGAAGAACTGACATGCCGTCTGGTTTGTATTCGGAGCGCAGCTCACAATATCGTTTCTGTCATCATTCTTCACAGGTGTTGTTCCTCTGTAAAGCTGCACCGGCATAGTGGATAATGCATTCGCCCGGCGGGTCACAGCCGAAAAAATCAACTCGCTGTTCTGCAGCGTATAATCGCTCCGAAGAAACCGTGGCAAAAAAGATATTCCGAACGGTAGCTTGGTGGTGCCGGACGGCGTTTTAACCGCAGCCTTTTTCTTTAAGCCGTTTATCTCAGCCCTTAGCGCGATTACCTCTGCATTCATTTTTTTACGCGAATTAAAAATGCCCAATTAATCATCTCCTATCTTCCAGCTTGATTACTGTTGCAAGCTTTTTATCTGGCGGGATAATAAGCGGATGTTTACGCATCCATTCGGTATGTGCATCGAGCAAAGCCGCGAAACCGTCAATTTTACGATACTTATGCTGCCTTGTCGGCAAATAAGTCGCGTTCGGACCGCGTTTTGTCAGCCTCACATTACCCAAGTACCAGTTAAACAGCGGATTGTTGTTGTGCATAATCTTGCCGTCAATTAACCTCTCTTTGAGGTTGTCCAGAGGCGCGGTAAGCGTGAGCTCACCCTGCCTGACCTCGTTCATGACAAAGCCTTTTTCCCGCATCTTCTGAACTAACATGAACGCCTTTGCAGGGTCAAACCCAATGCTGTCAATCGTAAAAATCTCGCGTTGCTTTAAAAACCATTCCAAAAGCAATTCATATTCGACATAATCAGTATCAACAATGGTCAGCACGCCTTCTTTTTCAAGGCGTGTCCAATCAAGCTTCTCGTGGTTCTCCTTAACTTTTTTTCTGGGTACCCATGAATGCTCAAGAACAAAGAACCAATTTTCGGGAAGCGGGAACTCTAAGCATGCCGATGTGAAGTCTTCGGATTCGGCCAAGTCAAAACCGCCATAGCAGCTGTAGCCTTTAAGCGATTCTAGCGTGCGCGTCTTGTTGTTTTTAAGGATTGTGGGAGCATCCAACAGCGAAAGCTCATCAACGTTTGTAAAAACGTTCAACTGCTTGTTTATGAAGTTCGAACGTTCTTGCGGAACGAGTTTGCATCGCTCCCATTCATCAATCAGATCATCCAATAACAACAGTTCGCCAAGAGACGGGTTCGCCTTTATCCAGCAGTCCGTGTCTTCCGGTTCGTCACCCTCATCGATCTCCGCGATGTACACAAACATCCTGTCTGCCGCGCGCTGGGCGATAGCGCCGGTGTTGTCAAGAATCTGCCCGCCGAGTATGTAATATTCCATAAGAGGCCCGTCAATGACCTCACCAAGAGTCGAAATAAACAAAAAAAGCGGTTGTCGCCGCTTCTTGCCCTTTGCTTTTATTCTGTTTATGAGGCTAAAATCACGAAAGTCCTGGACCTCATCGAATATGCCCAGATGAACATTGAGGCCGTCCAGTGTCTTGCTCTCAGATGACCGTGCTTCGAACAGCCCGTTTGACTGGTCATAATATATGCCCTTTGTTGTGGTACGAAAATGCCTGTTAAGCAGCGCCGAGCTGTTTACCTGTCCTGTGCATGAACCCAAGATGATCATGGCCTGTTGCCGTGAATTGGCTAAGCAGTATGCTTCGGGGCCCCTTTCGCCATCTTTCGATATCGCATACGGCACAATACCACCAATCATCGTGCTTTTACCATTGCCAGAGCCGACAAACACAACACCTTCACGAAAGCGCCTATACTCTGTTTTTTTATCAACCCAGCCGTACAGGTTTCCTTCAACGAAGTGCTGCCACGGCAGCAGCTTCATTCTGTCGTAGTTGCCCTTGGTGGGCACGATGAATTTTTCAGTGAAGTCAATCGGCCGATATGCTTTTGTAAGATCGAACGTCCATGGATATCTGACATCATTCAAAGCTCTGTCAAGATCATTCATAAACCGCTGACCAGCCTGTTTTACTCTTTTACATGCGGTGATTCTGTTGCCTATGACATCGCTTGCGTATCCGTAGCAGTCTGACGCTTCAATCCGCTCAAGGTATTCCCTGCTATCAGAATCTTTCAAACTCGTCTCTGACTGGCTCATCCTTTTTTTCACCGCCCTCTTTTGGAATGAACCCTTTATCTGCAAATTCCTTTCGCTGTGCCGGTGTCAGTCCGAGCGAACGCAGAAGGTTGTTGAGCACTTGAACTGTCTTTGTAAGCTCGATTGCAAGCGGGTTTTTGATTAGATTTTTTGCTCCAGCCTTATTGGTATATGACATCATCAGCTTTTTGCCTATGAGCTCACCTTTGAGCTGGCAATAAAACTGATATGTCTCTGCATAGAGGTTAACAATCTCTATATCCGACGCTTGCAGTACATGCCCATCCTTGAGATAATTTGTTATCCTCGACTTGGCTTCGGCTGCTATCTGTTCAAGCGCCAATGTGGCTTTACTCTTTCTTGGCATGGGCACCCCCCTTTCATGTGAAAAAAATCAACCGCGCGTACACAAGGAAGCTGGGCACGCGGTTCTGGGATCAGCATCTCCAACCTGCAGGGCAGGGGGGATACTTTTACGCTTTGATTATTCGTACGCCGACAGGCGCTTTCTTGCCGTATTGTTTTGTCTTCTCGTGACATGCTTTACATAAGCTGATGAGGTTGATGTCTACAAGTGCAAGATCAGGATAGTCTTCGAGTTCTTTGATGTGATGTACCTCATTGGCTATGGGTATCTTCCTGTCCTCTTGCTTTAGCGGTACACCTGTGCGCAGCGCTTTCTCGATTCTTTCCTTGCAGTGCTGGCACATGTGATGATCTCTCTGTAAGATGTATGCTCTCTTCTTGCGCCATGCCTTTGAGTTGTAGAACCTTCTTACCCATGGTGGTTTGGTGTCGTAGTATCTACGCTTATACATCTGCAGGATGAGGACGCCGCATATTGTACTGGCGTTCGTTTTCATAAAGTATCGCTCTGGCTAAAGCAAGTGATTGGTCTTTTGAGAAGCCAGCGTCATGAAGAATAACGTATGGTTGCGTTATGATATATTCTTTGTTTATGTCCCGTTGAACGCTTGACCCACAGTCAGGTGGCGATGATTGAATACTATGCTTCGGTTGGTATCCGCCGTTGTCTCGCGTCATCTGCATCTTCAAAAGTCTTCGTGTCCACCTCTTGCTTAATCCCGCTTTTTTAGCGATAGAAACAATTTCTTTGAGTATGTCTCTGGCTCTCTCTGCTTGAGATGTATCAACATCGATTGTGATTTTGATTCCTCTTGGTTTCACGTTTCATTTCTCCAATCTCATTTCATTGTCAGGTTGCGATGGGCATACCGCGTCGCAAGCTCTATGTCCATCTTTGCCAATGTGTTTTCGCGATATGGCATGAACGGCTGACTGAATAAAGGTGTACGCATTGCCCAGTCCCATCCATCATTCATGTACCTCGGCATGCCAGCACCTGCCCAGAAGTCATCTGTGACAGGGAAGTATCCGAGCTTTAATAGAGCGATTCTTTTCTCCTCATCCATCTTTAGATTCCTCCACTATATTTTCCCGCGTACGCAGCGACCGAACGCGCATACCGGATGTCTGTCATCTGCCCATGTTACCCACACGCATCCGAAGCATCTGTGATTATGTTTGGCTATTCTGATCCAGCGCTGTTCTCTGTCCTGCTCCTTTTCGATCTGCTTGAGTACTTCATCGCGGATTTGCTTTGGTGTTTTCTTCATATGGTCACCTCATATCCCGAGAAGGCTCTTATGGCCTCCTAGGTGCTGGTGTATTTGGCTTAGTGGCTATACCGTGACGCTTGCGCCCGGGAACGTGCGCCTCAAGCCAAACCATCATAACAACACATGCTATGAGTCCTGCAAAGAGTATGCTTGCTATGATAATCGATGCTATATCAGCAACATCTGCAGCCTGTTGAATCATCCCATGTAGCATGGTTTTATCCTCCTAATCAGCCTTCTATGTCAGGCAGGTCTATCGTCTGCCCCGCCAGCTCGTGTGAGCAATCGCCCAAATACCGTATCTTGCCATCGGTTACGAAGCTGTGACATATGCAGCACTTGAACGGAGCTTCTTCGCCCGGGTGCTTTTCTGCCCAGCGGCACCAGCAATGCTCTGTATTACCGTCCATGTAATGCCCGGACTTGTAAAGCACGGACGGCGTGAACGTAGGCTTTTCATAATCGCCGTTAAATTCCCAGCATGGACGGCTTCCTTGTTTTACGTTTAATACGTGGGTGTCGCCGCAGCCTGGGCAATTAAAATATATCCTTCCGGTTGGTGTGCCGTGTAATAGCTCATCCTTTACTTTAGGCATCGCGTTTCTCTCCAATCTCACGTTCATATTTCTTTTCTTCGTCCTTCATGCATTGGTTGAATGGACAGAAATATGTATCATCTTTGGATTTGCGAACCCATATGCAACCACAGCATTTTGATTGGACGTATTCCACCTCATTCATTTTCATTTACCCCAAAAGAAAAACCGCCTCGAATTGAGACGGTCTCGGTACTTAATGGTTCAACGCCACGCTTTATATCGCCAATTGCAACGGTCTACCCTGCTGTGTTTCCGTGTCCATTGCACGAATAGCTTACCGTTGGCGCCGTGCTTGTCTGTGTGTCGCTCACAGCTTTGTGTTATAAGCAGTCTGCCGTTTTCCATGCAGCGTATATCTTTGGGCCTTGGCATGCGAACCAATCAACCATTTCTTCATTCAATGCCCAAGCGTCTGTTTCTCCCGAGTGTTGAGCTAAGCCGCTTTCGAATAAAAACGCGTGAACAATCTCATGCCTAAGTTTGGCTTTTTGATATGGAACCAAAGTGTCGTGGAGTTCGTGGTTCCATCCCGGATATGTTGACATGTCACAAACAACAATTTCTTTCGCATACCCGTCGCAGAACGCATCGATTTCTCTACGCTTAAACGATTCTTCTTCGTCGTACTTTTTAATGACAATTTTGTAGTTAGTTCCGAGTATGTTGATCGTTTCCATGTTCGCCCCTTCTTTTGGAACAAAAATAGCGGCTCCGTTATGGAACCGCCGTCTTGATAACTTTACGGCTTAAAGTATAAACGTTTTGGTATGTAATGTAAATGCCCACTTTTTGCCCTGCTATCTGCTTAGGTTTCTTTATCCGTTGTTTTCTTCACTTCGAAAATTCTTTTACAAGCTGCGTCATGCTTACATACGATAAGGCTTGATGTGTAGCATGGCGTATCTCTGTCGGTATACATCGTTATTGTGTCAAGACTCAAATCTGCTATAGGGCAACCTTCACAATAATCAGGTCTTTCAAATTCAATTTTCATAATTCATATCTCCCCTTTCCTTTTCGCTCTCATCAATCAACCCTCTTTTGTAAAGCGCAATGGCAAACCTAGCTGTGTAGTCAGATGTCATTCTTTCAATGCTTTCGTCACTCTGTCTTAAAGCGCCGTTTTTTAGTCGCGTTTTGCGCCAACTCACCCAGAACGCGCCATCTCTTTCAATGTTTATATAGATATTTACGCCGGCCGCAGGATGGATAACGTACTTACTTTCCATGCTGCTTCTTTTCGCGCGAAGACAGAACATATCAAACTCTTTGCACAACTCTTTTTCTCTTTCGCCTTCATCTTCAGTAAGGCGCCACTCGTAATATTTTCTACTTAAATGCTCTATCCATAGTTTCTCAATAATTTTTAACATATGCTTTCACCTTCCTTCTATTTAATCGGAGAGTCTTAATGCCGTTCTGATCACTCTGCATCTGCGTCATATTCAAGCACATCTTCGGGTATTGTCAAACATCACAAGCTTATCTATGCGGTCAAAGATACATGGTCGCTCATCGATCACCTTATTCACATCAAGGACATCAAACATAGACAGCTGGCCATTGCTTCTCGCAACCCTCAGTTTATTAAGCTCCGCCGCCATTCCTTTTTTCATAAACATTTCCCAATGCTTGGGGTGAGTCCGCCGAAGCATGGCCATGTGATTATTTTTATAAAGAAGGTCGGTTCCGCATCCCATGCATCCATTGCGCTTTATTTTATGGAATATGCCTTCATCGTCCGTCCACCCCATGTCATAAAGCGGTGAATACGGAACGTGGTAGCGATTGATGTATTCCCAAATATCATCATCCGTCCAAATAGATAGAGGATTGCAATGATAAAATGAATCGCTGCCCAAGTGCGGCCTTGATGATTCAAACAGATATCCACGTGAGATGAAGTTCGTCTGGCGTGAACGTGACTCCGCCGCCATCAACCCTTTAAAAATCACATCAACGTGCAGCTCTGCCTGAAGCTTCTCACTGGGTTCTTTTTTGAGCGTGTCGCAGCACGCCTGTGATATCTTTACATCTCGCAGGATGTCGTAATAGGCAAGCAATTTGGGGTCAATGCTTTCACTTTTAGAAAACTTAAGAAAGCAGTCTATATTGATTCGATGGGCTTTCAATTTTGAAAATGCTTTACCCAAGAGCGGCCAGCCGTACTGATCAATGCACCACCAATAGTTTTTTCTGTGCCCTTCTGGCCATATGAGATGTTCACGCTGAAACTTTTCTATCAGATGTGCCGGGCACGCGGTTTCGAGAGAAGCTGTGCTCTTAAGTTTTCCGTCCTCTTTAAGCAACTCGTCTATACGCTCGTTGTCGACATAATACTGCAACACTTCCTGTTGCGCGGAATATTTTAACCCAGAACATCCAGTCTTAAGCGGCTGTGCTTCATGGAACCTATCTCCGCCCCATTCTTGTCCGATCTTACGTGCAAAGCTAAGGCTTTCAGGATATTCAACGCCTGTATTTCCAAAGATTATATGAATCTTATCCGCCGCGTCAGGGAAAAACCGCCGAATTAAGTCCCACAGTACAGTGCTATCCTTCCCGCCGCTAAAAGCGAGAGACATGTTATGTTTTGATACTGCAATTCCGTTTGAAATAGCATCTACGGCCTTTTTTATTTTATAATCAAGGTCTTTACCTTGTTCTATGGCAAGCTCTTTGTAGCTGATATACATATTAATCCCTCACAATTTTGTTATTCCCGATCAATCGACTGTATCCCGAACAGCAGCGCCCCCATCTTGTCACAGGCAGCTTCAAAGTCTTTGTACACCGTCCTGTTATCGATGCCCTCTTTATCGGCTATATCGCCCACCTGCAGCGGTTCATCCAACAGGCACATGGCTTCAAGTACGCGATACCGGCGCTGCTCCTCTGGCTTTTTGGATGCATAGCATATCTGTTCGTACGTATGGAGCATAGAATCAATATGAGCCAGCATGATGGCCGAGCGTGCCTTTGATCTCTTGATGGCCACGACATCGATATCGTCATTCTCCATGAGATCTCTGAAGAACTCATAGTCTTCTGTCACGACTTCGGAAAGAGAAGCAATGGCATCACCGGCATGTATTTTGATCTCACGGTAGTTTCTCATAAGGCGCTTTGTATCGCGCAAGCGGCGGTTGATGCGCTGCTGCTTGCCTTTTTGCTGCTCACGGGTATAGAACTCAAGCGCGATCTTTGATGCGACCTCTGCGGCCACACGAGCGACGCCATCTTGCGGTTTATCTTTAGACATATATGTTTCCCCCTTATCTCATATGGTTTCGTTTGATACAGGCTGCTACCCTGTCCTTCTTGACCTCACCGATTGCCAACCGGCTTGCTTTCATCGCATGAAGATGATTGCGATATGCTTCTTGTTTTTCTGCGTATTCCTTGTGCTTTGAACACGAGCCGTCAAATTTGCATGTGACCGATCTGTCGGCGCATTCAGGGACACATGGATTTATTGGTTTATTCAAAGTCCTCACATTCCCTCATTTTAAATTGTTGCTCCGGCATCCTTGCTATCTATTTGGTTGTGTCGTACACTCTATCTGAGGTGACCTTTATGCGTATAGATTCAACAGACAAATGGGACGATGTTGCCCGGCGACTTTCAGAACAGGGCTATAGCTTGTGGCAGACGCAATTCGATACCGACGATCCGCATGGGTTCATTGCGCGTTTCATGACTTCTGACGATACAAAACCGCGTGTTGAGCATGTCACCTATGACGCGAAAGTTCGTGATGCTATGCTGCGGTATAAGTTATAGCTTCCATCCCTGCGGAAACTCTTTCCGTAAATCTGATCCAAAGCAAAACAACCTGTCTTCTAAACTGTCTTTCATAAAAAAGGGTATTTTATATGCCGTTGCCTGCTCCGACATTTCTTCTATCCAATCAGTGCGTGTCACGTGCTGCGGCTTCCCGTTCTTGGTCAAGTCGCCTACTATCCACCACATACAGCGCAAGCTACAAAGCACATCTGGCGATATCCGTTCCATCAGAGGTTCAAAGCTGATGAAGTCAGCACCGCCAGCATCGATCACAGCCTGAGCTTGTGCGTTGTTGGTGACGGTGGCGCCGATTAAAAAGTTTGCAGGGCATGGAATTGAATCGGAATACAATCTTTTTATACGATTGATAGCCACATAACTTTTCGTCAACGCAAGGTAAATATTATGGTTGTTCTCGACCATTGCCGCCACTGTATCGGTGATCCAAAAAGGCTCCCAATGCGCTATATCACTCATGCTGTCAATAAAAATGATCATCGGTTCCTTGGTGCGAAACTCTTTCAGCCTATTCGGGAAAAACTGCGGCTTTGAGAAGTCGGGCACCCAATGAAAGCGGTTGTTCATTGATCTCGCATAGCAGTATTCACATCCGTTCGGACACCCGCAGACAGGATTCGCAGTCTTGTCACACCACCCAATGTTATTGCCTTTGCGTTTCATACGCTCACATCCTCTCCAGCAAACCATCGACGACATGCTTTTTCCGGGTACACCCATTCCCTGCCTATCTTTTTACGCGGCATGCCTTGAGCCGCCCATTTGTATATCTGATCTTCTCTTTCAACATAAAAAGCTTTCATGAACTCTGCTTTAGACAGATATATTTCATCATCCATTTGTTTCACCTCTTATTTATTTCGGCCACTCACCGTATTGCACATAGTAAATGTTTGCATCTCGCGCTCGTTTTAGGCTCTCAAGGCTCTCTCCGCTGTTCCCGCCGTCTGGATGCGCTTCTTTTGCCTTTTGCCGAAAAAAAGCATTGACCTGATCGACGCTTTCAGGCTCAGATTCGAACCCAAGGATACGAAACGGCCCAGGCCGCTCTTTTGGTGCTTCGATAAATTTCATTCCAGCGAGAAGCGTTTCCCATGTGAATATCCCAAGCTTACGAACTCTCGCCAACGCTTCAAGCGATAAAACCAATTGAGCGAACACGTCACTCACATACGATGATTTCAGCCCCGCCGCTTTTGCCCTCTCAAGGCTATGTTCGAACTTATAAAACCGTCCGTTAAGATCGAAGCTTATCCATACGTTTCCAAGGCGATCCCAATTGTACATAAGATTTTGCGCTTCCATTTTGTCGATCAATGATTTCAATTTTTTCTCGTACATTTCGGCGCTCGCGTATTGTTTTTTATTTGCCATCACCGGCCTCCTCTCCAAACTCTTCAATAAAAAGTGCATCGATGTCTTTCTGAGCTTTCTCAGACAATCCAGTGTCATCAACCCCATCCGCATTTACAGCGCAGCGGGCCATATCCACCGCTCCCACAAAACGCACCGCATTTCGGACATTCACCGTCAATAAATATGAATGACTGCTTCATAGTTGTAGCCCCTCCCAGTTCCATAATCTTTGACCACCTCGCGCGGGTATAGGCTCGTTCAGCATCTTAACTTTGGCTATCTCCCATGCATATCTGCCTGGTGTCCAATCTCCGAAGAGAAGCTCGTTATAGCTGATCACCTTGTTTTTGATACGAAAAACGTTGTATTCATCCCTAGCCATCTTGTGGCAATCAACAAGCTCTGCCGTGGCTACGATGCACCCATAAGGCAATTCGCCAAAGCTGTAAATATCCTTGAGGTTGAGCGCGTTTGCAAAGGGATAAAGCTCCCTGTCAAAATACGTGTCGGTATCAAACGGCTTTTTGGCCGCATGGATCGCTATCGGTCCTCTGTACGATGTCGCCCAGCTGCGGGTTTCATACTGCTTCATGCCGCACGCCCACAGGGACGCCCACGGCTGCCAGAGAGTTATTGCTTTCATACGGGCTGCTCCTTTTTCTTTATGAGTTTCCTCACAAGTTCTTTCGGATGGATCTCTTTTGCCCCATATCTTCGGGCTTTATCGCGCATCCTCTGAGTCGTCAAGGCATAATGTGAATACCAGCCTTTTTCTTGATACCATTCACGTTTCAGGCCGATTTCTTGGGCGAATGCGTGAAGCTCATCCGGTTCGCAATCAGTGATCATGTGTCCTATGTTATCAAAGAAAATCATTCTGGTTCTATATCAGGCTCTGGCATGTTTGCGCAATCCGTTGCCATAAAGCCTATAAACTCTGTCAACTCTTCGAACGCATCTTGAAATTCGTCCGCGATGTCTTTGTATTCCGGCGACGGAACGACTTTGCCGTCACAGCCTGATTTCAGACATTTGTCGCTTATCCCTGATTCAGATTTGGCAGCTGAGAAGCTATACTTTCCACAGCTCGTGCAAATGTATCTCATCCCTTTTTTGCTCCTTTCGCATACCGCCTGATTGTTTCATAACAGCCTGTCTTATTATTGAGCTGGACCGCAACAGGACTTCCACAATCAAGACACGGAATATCGAACATGCTGTCTGATATATTGGTTCCATATCTAAATCGACGACCGCATTCACATGCTACAAAAAGAGGAATCAAAGCAGATGGTAAGTCGCTTGTTTTGCGGCATGAAGTGCAGAAATATGAACTTATATTGGTTCTTGCGTTGAAGCTCCTTATATCTCCACAATTCGGACATTGGATGTGCATAAAACCTTTATGGGATGTCTGTTCGTGTCCTTGTATGAATGTGGCTGTCTCTTCTTTGACTGATGGCGTTGGAACCTCAACCGGTTCATGCGTCACGTTGTTTTTTTGGTTGATCTCCGCTTTTATAAGGTCTTGCACTATCATGCGGAACTGGATTGTACACTCGGGCTCTGGCAGCTCTGCCGAAAAAGTGTTTTGTCCGGCTAATACTGTAAGTTTCATTGACTGTCCTCCTTGCTATATTTCGTGTCCAATACCGTTTGTTTGCATCGATGCTGCCACTTTCTGATTCGCTTGCATCTATCACACATATCTATTTTCTTCCGGCTGATCACACTGACACCGCAGCGGCGACAGTATTGTGGCTTAATGCGCTGGAAGCTCTTGCAGACGTCGCAGTTTTCCTCGTTAGCTGTGCAGCCTTCGATGTCATCCCAGAGCATACACATATCTTTCTGAAAGAACTCATCCCAGCCCAGCGCATTCCGCCGCATTTTCAGTAACATCACCAGCCGTGATAGGTCTTTTTCAGTTTGCGTCCGTGTACGGGAGAGGAAGCGCCCCTGCTTCACTGTCGGCACCGGCGCGCCCGTTCCCCAGGGACCGGAGCCAATCATCGCGCGTATCTTGTCCGCGTTCTCCGTCAGGTAGGTATAGTACACCTTTCCCCGGACGGCTTTTTCGGACCGCCCGAGCACCATGCCGATGACTGTATAGCTGTCGCCAGCTCTAATGCCGTCCGCGACAGCTTGGAAATCCGCGTCAGTCCACTCGTTTCGGTTGTCAGCTTTGACCGGGCGCTCTTTCAGCCCCAGATCGGTGCAGCGCCGTTGGATGGCGCCGGCCGATCGGCGGAGCATCGCGGACAGCTCTGCATACCCGTACTTGTACTGTTTGAGCAGATGCTTAAGACGGTTGTCCTCGGCTGGCGTCCACGGGTCTTTGCGCTGAAGCGCGAACGCCTCAAAATCCTTGCGGCGCTGCGCCGGTACCCAGTCAGGCTCAATCCCTAGCACAAACGGCTCCATCTTTGAAAAGTCCAGAAACGCGCGGTTCTTCTCAGCCCATTTCCAGAACTCCTCGATGTACACCACCCTGAACGAACAGGCATTGACGCGCTTCCGGTGGACAGGCAAGCCGCGGTTTTTTACCCAGCTCTCTATCTTGTACGAGTAGCTTTTTGCGCTCCCCGTCACGGCGGCAAGCAGCTGGTTGAGGGTGACATACTCTCCATTTTCGAGGAACGCGCCCAGTCCCAAAGTATCTTTTCGCTGTATCACGCCTTGCCGTGACCGGCCGAGGCTCTGTGCTATCGTGCCGATCGACTTCTTTCCCCAGTTTTCCTCAAGATAGTCGTCCTCGGCCTTCGTCCAGTTACGCCCCATCTTGACGCCGAGCTTATCTAGCCTGGCAAATACCGCGCACCGGCTCCGCCCCATCTGCCGCGCGATTTCAGCGGCCGAAAGTTTCTTCCCGACCAACTCGCACAGCAGAGTTTCTTCTTCGGGTGTCCAGCGCCTGTATTCCGTCTTCATTGTCCGTCGTCCGGATCTACGGCTTCAGGCTCCGGCTGCTCTGCCTTTTTCTCCGGCTGGTCGAACAACTCATGCGTTCCGTCCTGAAGCGCTTTTTCCTCGTCAGACATTTCATAGCCGAGCGCAGTTAACGTGTCATAGAGCACATCAAGGCTATTGTTTTTTTCATGCTCTATCATGTGCTGCCAGCTTTGTGCGTGGAAATAATCGTTGCTCGGCTTATCGTCAAAGCAAGCATAGGCAACAAGAAGCAAGGTTTTTTCCGGCTGTTCATAATACCTTCCAAAAATCAACTTGCGCTTGGCGTCCTGCACTTCGCTGTTATAATCCTCGCCTGCTGGCTTCTCGATATCGAGCAACTTTAATATATTGTTGAGGTCCGCGTGGCTATATTGAGTCAGCCTCCGGAAGGCAAGTGTGTAAATATGGGCAGAATGCTTCTTTGCCGCGCCAAACTCCTTTACAAAAGCGTACCTCAGTTCAAATGCTCGCTTCGACAGTTTTTTAAGCTCTGCCTCGCGCTTGCTGAATATTTTCTCAGCTTCTGTCTTTTCTTTTTTCTCCGGAACATCGGCGGTTTTGTAGAGAGAGATAGCGTAGTCGTTTAATGTGTAGAAATACTCCGTCTTGCCCGCGTCCTTCGGCTTTTTAAAATCTTCGCGCTTAAAGGCATGGAAATAGCGAACATTAGATGTGCCCTTAGGTTGATCTTTGACTTTTTTTGCCCAATCACCAAGCCACTCCAACATCTCTTTTTTTCTCACGCTCTTCGCTTCTTCCTCGATGCACTGTTCCATTTGCCATTTAAAATTGTGCGTGCCGATCGCTTCAAGGGCTTTGTGTTTTAACTTGATGTCCTTTATCTGCTCCAGCGCAATATAATCTTGTATTGTGCCACCACGAGAAGAGGCTGCTTCAAGCTTATCCCGTTTTAGGTCCATGAGCCGTATTCTGTGGCGGATGGTAGTTTCACTGAATCCCGTTTGCTTTGATATTCCCGTAATGGTATCGCCCAGGTTGAGCATCATCTGAAAGCCATCGGCCTGCTCCATCACAGTTAGGTCTGCGCGCTGCATGTTTTCAACCAGCATTGTTGCAACCTGCTCGTGTTTGTCCATGCCAGATATAACGCATGGCAGCTCTTCAACCCCCGCCATCACTGAGGCCGCGTGGCGACGATGCCCGATCACGATACGGTACGTTTCCTCAAATTCATCGGGTACGACCGTCAGATTTTGCATGACACCCTGTCTCTTTATGCTGTCTGCCAGCTCTGTCAAGTCGCCGAGGTCTTTTCTCGGGTTGTCCGGATGCGGAAAAAGCAGTCCGGTTTTTATCATCGTTATCATTTTTGCTCCTTTCAAATTGCGGGCTGCTGCTCAGAAAAACGCGAGCTGCCCTTTTTTTGTAACTCTATATTCCGTTTCCGGCTCTGCCAGCATCTCGGTGATCTCCGGTGCTTTGGCCGCAGCGCTGAATATCATGTCCATCTGCGACCATACCCGGCGCCAGTGCCATATCTCCGTGAAGTAGAACGGGGTGAACCATACATTGCTGTCATTCTGACGGGGTATCAACCCGCGCCCGTCGTAGCTGATGGACGGACTGGTGATCGTATTGTCGATAACCACGTAGCCAGGGCAGCCCATAAGCGAGAGTTGAATGTAGCACATGCAGCCTACGATCATGTCGATATCCTGAGCTACGAATAGCACGGAGTTGTGGTAGTTGACGTTCTGCCTTCTGCATTCGTTGGCGAAGGCTACAAGCAGCGCGCCAGCTCCGCAGCACGGATCGCTGGCGGATATCCAGCCCTTTTCATCGATGTGGGCCTGTAGGTCGGTGCTGTTGATCTGTGCCATCATCCGGCATACGCTGTACGGTGTGAAGAATTGACCCTTGTAGTCGTTACTTAGCTCCAGCGCCATGAACATCTCGCCGAGGAAATCCTGATCTAGGTTCTCTTCCATGCCCATCACCGTTTCGGCAAACATGTTGCCGAATTCCACGTATTCCTCGTCGCTGTATTTCTTGCGCATGCCGTGGTATATCTGGGTTCGGTGTTCCGCGTTTGCATGATCAACGACGTTGGATATCTCGATCGCCGCCATCGTCACGAAGTCACTCCACACGTTCCAGCGGGAATGCCGGTAGCACAGCCGGTCAAAGCTCTTTGCGATATTCTTTTGATGGCCACCTCTGACCAGCTGTGCGCTGCTACTCATGACTCGGACTCAATGTCCCCGTCATCCTCAATGCGCTCATATCCATAACCGTCATCAGCTTCCTCGTCATCATCGGCCAAGTCGTTTATATCCGGCGCTTCTTCGGTCTCAAGCGATTCCATGCCGTCAACGTTTTCACCGCGCATGTCACCTGCTTCATCACTGGCCTTGTCGATATCCTCGACTGTCGGGAGGTTTTGCGTTGTTATCGGACCGACGGAAAGCTTGTCAATCACCTCGCGCTGGAAGTACTGCAACCACAGGTAATGCATGTTTTTGAATAGCCGTTTAATCTTGTTGAAGAGGACATCGCTGATTGAGAATGTCTCGGACATCTGGTATTCCAACTCACCGTCCTCGAATGTGAATACGATCTTTGCTTCGGGGCTTCTGTACCCGACTTCGTCCGCCTGTTCCAGCATGCTCATCTGTTCGCCCACGCCATTAGTGGGACAGATTGTGAGCGATATGGGGTATTTGTCTTGCCTGAATCGGAAAACGAGGTTGTTTTCGTCGCAGATACCCTGCAGCTTCTTTTTGTACGCATCGAACTTGAAATTTTCCATGATATTTCTCCTCTCATTTATTTGCGGTGAGGATTGTGACCTCGATCCGCGGTTGTCGTGAATAAAACTTTCTGACCTGTGCGTCAACTACTTGCGCATCATCCTTGTACGCAACTTTGTTTAAGCTGTCAGCCACCACTTTTGCGATGTTGTCCCAGTCTGGCTTTTTTGTTGGTCGAATCTCGCCGGTTTCTTTTTTTCTTTGCATTACCTTTGAGTCGCTTTTTGGAATCGTGTAGTATGCCATGACACGCATATCGAGCATCGCGTTATCTTGAAACTTGAATATTCCTATCTGCCGTCGATATTCGGATTTAATGAGGTTCTCGTACTGCACGGTTTTATCCGGTGTATATTCGCTGATTATGGCGCGTCCTGTTTTTGGGTCTACGACAGGCTGTCTTGTTTTCTTGTTGAACAGGGCCACCGCTCGCGCTCTCTCCTTACCCTGGGGTTCACCCAACACTGTGAATTTAACTTTCACCCTCTCAACCTCCATATCAGCCTTTTAAGCCACCCGTGGCGGTGCTTCCAGTTATCTTCCGGCCCCATGTTTATCCACTTACACCAGCAGCATGGAGTGTCCATCATGTGCCGCGGGTTATGCTTGCATGTGGTGCAGTCTTTTTCTTGCATCACTTCACCTCTTCGTATGGATCCGGCAAAGTGAACTTCCAGTAGCGCCTTGAACCTTTTTTACGGAACCAGTTGTGACCACCATGGCCAGCAAAAAATATGTATTCCACTGGAAGTACTCGCCCCACATCCTCAACACCTTGCTTTTCAAATAGCCACCGCGTCACAACATCTTTGGCAATTTCACGAAGCTCTTCGAACAGCTCTTTATTTTTCTCACCGTATATTTTAGGATTGTCGCTATAAGCAAACTGTGACCTCTGTTTTATAACAGCACTGATTGTGTCGGGGTATTTTTCGTGATCGACTCGGTTGAGGACTGTCCAGACAACGGATGCTCTTTCAGCCGTTTTCTTTACGCCTCTGCACTCATTCCACATCAATTTCGCAAGCATATCGATCTCTGTCTCATACTCGCCGAGCTGATCAGTCACTGTGGTTACGTCATCAATGGTGACGGATATCGTATGAGTGTCTTCCGGATCCGCCGCTTGTCCAATATTTACGTACATACAAAGCGTGCATACTATCACAACAAAAGATATAAGTATTTTCTTCATGGTTACCTCCAAAATCTTATTTGTCTTTCAGTCGGTAATTGCGCCCCTCTCGGCGCGAAATATCCAGCGCATAATCGCCACACATTTGCTTTATCCGGCTTCCCATCGCTTCATCCAGCGATATTATCTCGTCTATGTTCCTCTCAGACGTGATGATCGTTATACCGCCGCGTACATAGCGTTTGTTGATAATTCTGAATGAGTGGTCTATATCCGCTGCTGTCGGTGGTTTGACCCTGCCGGAAACCTGGTCTAATACAGGCTTCATGAAATCGTCGATGTACAGCACCGCGCACTCCCCGCAATCATTCAGCAGTTTGTAATATTCCTCATCATCGTTGACGTTGGCTTTCATCTCCGTCATTAGCAGACCATGTATCGCATACCGTGTAGATTCACCGCGGTTGAGATAGTGGGCACTTACCGCCGTTCCAAGATGAGTCTTTCCGCAGCCTGGTTGACCGGAGAGATACATGAAACGCGCCTTGTTTTGCTGTATAAATCTCTGGCACATATCAAGCATTGATTTTTGCCACGGCTCAATGGCATTGAAGTTATCAAAGCTGTTTATTTGCAAAAACTCCTCGACCTCTTCAGCGCTCTTTCCAAATCCCGAGTTTTCAAGCCGTAATAGCGAGCGGTATCTTTCCGCCGCGCGATCTGTTTCCATCATGGCAATTTCAGCGCTTTTTTTTAATCGCTGTTCCCACGCTTCTTTTCCATGTTCAGCGATAAATAATTTTCTGCGTTCTCGAGCTTCGCGCAGACCGTCAGCAAAAGCGCCGCCGATGCCTATAAACTCCGATATGTGATCAATATCGTCCATGTCATACCTCCTGTGTGTATCGCGGTTTATCTGGCGGTTTGTTTGGTTGCGGAGATGCGCGAGCATTGTCTTTTATCTCAAAAACGCCAAGCCACCCACGCTCGATACTCTGATTTAGTATGGCGATTTTATCCTCATCCGTTTGTGCCAGTCTGTTTAGTTTTGCAATCATGAGTTCAACCGCTTTTGGTGTCATTGTCCTTTTAAGTGCTTTGCGGTGTGCTTTAAAATCAGCTATCGCTTTTTCAAGTGGCGAAGCAGCATGCGCTTGCGCGTGGTCTTGGTCTTGGTCTTGGTCTTGGTCTTGGTTATGGTTTGGTATTGGTAGTGATACCGTTTCGATACCGTCTCGATACCGTCTCGATACCGTCTCGATACCGTTGAGTGGCTCTGGAAATTCATCTATGTATTTTTCACAATAAGTGTATAAATCTTCGTAAAATAATTCGTATAAATGACTTTCGACAAAGCCGGATATTTCATTAAAACTTCCTCGTGCGTGATTCATATTGTTGTATGGATTAAATTTTAAAAACTGCTTTATAAAAACAATGTCGCCGTCACATGCGATCAGTTCCGCATCCTCAAGTACTTTCATTGCTGATTTATATTTAACTTCTGTCCAATCAAGATCAGTTAATGCATATCCTATCGGTAATATAAAAATGCCAGCGCTATTTCCATGAGGGCATGATAGCAAATACATATAGGCTAGCTTAGCAGTATCATCCACTGATTTTAGCTTTTTGCTGCCCCATATTGTTGACTGAACTTTTGAATATCTGCTTGCCATAATGAACCTCTCAAAATAATCTATCTAAAATATAATTTAAGCGTCATGTTGTTAGGATTATGGGGCCAGCCTGTGCCGACCCCAATTCGTCATGATCAGAGACCGGCATCGTCCAGAGGCGGCAACCCCGCATCGTCCGTGGTATTTGATGGCTCGTCATCATCATTGCCAAATAACAAATCGAGCGTTTCAGTTAAATTGTAAGACTTCACTTTTTTGATAGCGCGAAGAGTTACTTTTAGCTGAATCTCTGCTTTCAGCAGCTCTTCAAACCGCTGTGCGCTGATTGTTGTAACGTCCTGATCTGCACACAAAAGTCCTTCTTGAATCGTGGCTGTTTCCGAAGTGTTAACCATGTAGAATCTCCTTTCTTAAAGATAGCTTTTTCCGAACACCTGCATGAATCTGTTCCGCCCATACAGCTGCTCAAATCGCTTTTGGGTTTCCTGTTTAATCTGCAGATCAAGCTTGCTGTCAAAATGTACGCCGCGGTCACTCATGTTGTGGTAGTCTGCGCGAAGCCATATCCAGCAGCCCCATTTATCTGAAGCTTTGCGGCGGCATCCATCGAATACGTGATGACAGTGAAGTCCGCTGACGCTGCCGGTTATGTAGCATTCCTTTTTTTCCTGCATGATGCTATCTGCCATTGTCTGCCTCCCATAACGCTTTCTGCCGGGCAAGCTCTTCCGGTGTCTCAACCTCAATGCCGAGTTCTTGAGCTTCGTACCGGGCGCCATCTATGAGGCGGTACATTTCTTTAGTATCCATATGTCTTGTCCGCTTGTAGACCAAATAGCAGTTGAATGTCACGCCATTCTCCACGCGTGTATCGAAGCACTTTGTATAAGGATAGATCGTTTTGATATCTACGGCCTCTGGCAGCTTCAGGCCAACGGTTGCACCGTCACCGTATTTTGCGAGGGCTCCGTACTCACAGACCAGACGCGCCTTGACTTCCTCTTCTCCCAGGCATTGAGCTTCGGCGATTTTGCTTCGTAGCACATGGAAATAAGAATTGGCAGTCTTTGACCTGATCTCGCGAAACTTTTTGATATCCACGCTTACATCGACTTCCTTGAGACTGTCGAACGTCTGGCGGAAATCTTTGTCGAGCTCAATTGTGATGCGCTGTTTCCGATTAAGGCCGAACGACAGATCAATCAGTTTGCCTTTCATGTATCCTCATCCTCGTTCTCAGAACGGCATATGTTCGTCGTCCGGCGGACCGTAGTCAGGTTCAAAATCCAGATCGTTATACATATCTTGTTTTTTGTTTAAAAGCTTATCTTCTGGAATAGTGAACTCGCCACTTCTTATGACCTGAACCGAGCGTGGCTGAAATGGCTTTGTGGAGAATGCTGTGCCGCCTTTTGTCTTTTGGTACTCCTCACGCCGAAAGAGCATCCCAATCAGTTTCCCTTTGAGCTTTTGTTCGTCAAAGTCCCATGTAAAGTTGTTGCTCTTTTCAATGTCCTGTACGAGCCCTTTAAAAAAACCAGCGGACTCAGGCGTAAGCATTTGATAGTATTTGCACCCCCACTTCTTTTCCTCGCGCGTGTCTGCCCTGTATGCTTTCATAAAGAAGTCTTTGTGTTCGCCCTCAGCGACATCAAGCAATAACTCAAGCATCGGTTTTTGCTTTTTGGAGAGAGTTTCTTTTGCGCCCATGATCTTGAGCACATGTCCCCCCGCAGGCAGTTCTTGGCGCTCACCAGTAACAACCTTCGCAGCATCGTAACCTTCCGGTTTCGTAATCATTTCGCACCTCCGAGGTTGTAGTATTCGCGGATAGTGTCATCGACTAGCTTTAAGTCGTTTTCGATCTCTTCCGGAAACATATCCATCGGCGTTTTTGCTATGTCAAAGCCGTCGGACTGAGTTTTGAAAATATGCCGCCCATCCACCAACGCGCTTCTCAAGACAATCGTGAACATTCCCTCGATGCAGACCTTTTCATCTAGCATCTTTCCGATTGTCTTAGGCTTGACTTCTCCAAAGTCGTTCTTCTCTTCATGCATCATGAAATACACGATCTTTTGTGGTGGCAATTTGTCAGCAACAAACCGTATCAAAGCCCAAAAGCTATCTCCAATATCGTTGTAGAACGAGAAGATTGCGTTGCCAGCACCGGATGAAGAATGGCCGCGCATAAAAGCGTTCGTCATGAGGTACCCAGAATCGTCAATCACTATGCTCAAGGCTGCTGATTTGGCAATTATGCTTTTGATGTTTTTGTAATCGTCTGTGATCGCGCAGGGCAATGTATTTTTGAACGGCATCGGTTTGCCGAGCACGTTTATGATGCCAATGTTTTCTTTGAAATTGCGTAGGCTTGTTGATTTTCCGCTGCCGCTTTTACCGATTATCAGAATAGGCAATCCCATATTGATATCCTCCAAACATAAGATTCTGTTCGAGCGCCTGTATGCGCTCCGGTGTGTCGGTGATCGTAATAACCACCGTCTTTTTACCGTCGTTTCTCGCAGGGGCGTTGACTGAATTTCCCGTTCCAAATCCGGCGAAAAGCTGTGCATCTCCAGCCAGTGGAGCAACAGGTTTGAATGTAACCGTATCGGCAGGTATGGTATTTATCATCTCTTCCGGTACCGTGAAACCCGTCTGTGCGCTCTCTGTTTTCATAGGAACCTGCTCAACTTTTGCAGCCGCTGCTTTCTCGGCACGGATGCGCTCAGCCTCTGCTTGCCGCTCCTTTTCTGCTTCTATTTCCTTGTGCCGATTAATTACCGTGGTGATGGCGCTCGCTACATTGAGAGATTTGCAATACTCGACAAAGATTTCGTTGCGGTATTCCTGTGTGTCGATCAGCGCCTTGTCATCCACAGCCTTGTCCACCTTTGCGGCAATCGTTTTTCTAAGCGCCGTCTCAGTATCGGAGAGTCCAATTTTTAATCCGAGCCGATCAAATGTAAGAAACTCGACGTTTTTGCCGTTCGTGTATTTGGCGAAGTGTTCACGAGCGATGTCTTCTTTTTTCTTTTTTTGAGCGTTTTCAACCACCGCTATTCTTTCGCCAAGCGTCTTGTTCGCAAGATCAAAAATATCCTTCACTGTTTTGCAAGTCTGGTTGTATGCCTCTATTGGTTTCATGACTATGCATCTTGCTTTTGAACAAACCTCAATATAATCGTCCTTGCTATGATTAAGAAGTGCGCGAATCTTTTTGATCTTTCCGACAGTTTCATCGTTGACTTCCAGCGCCAGCGCCTCGTCAACCTTGGCTTGAATCTTCGGCTTTATCTGTTCGATGCGATTGCTTATGGCTGGCAATTGCTCAACAGTTACAAGCTCAATGTTATCCTCAAACAGTATCAACGCTTGCTCTGGATTTTTTTCATTGTCCCCCACAGTCACCGGAGCTGAAGAATCATCGCAATCTTGTTGAAAATATGTTGATCCGTTTTCCTTTTCCACTAATGTGGTAATGACTTTGAGCTTTGGCAGAATGGCTTTATCAATCGAGTTTTCCGGTATGTCGAGTTCGGCCACCATAGCTTCCCGTTCTCCTCGTGAGGTTGGCGCCATCACAATATCGCCCACTTCGACAGGCAAATCACAAAAATACGTATACGTTTTTCCGGCATATTTTTGTGAATCGTTTTTGTACTTTACGCTAACTAATCTCATTCGCTTTCCTTTCTTTAATTTGCTGGCGTACTATATCTGTAAGCCATTCCTGTATTGTTTTCTCTCCAATGATTTCAAGCAGCGCCGCCATCTCTTCATCTTCCAATCGGCCTGTGATGCGAGCCGTGAGGCGGTGCCGACCATCACGTTGCTTCTTGGCTTTCGGCAGCAGCTCCGGAGCGTATTCACGATACAGAGCATTCAAAGCCGCTCGTTTGATGTTCACGCCATAATCATTGTCGCGGCAGCATTTGGTCACCACCGTCTTGTCAAACTTGGGATGAAAGCGCTTAACGACTTCAACCACCTGATGCTGCGATAGTTTTTTTGCATGCATGAGTTCTCGCAATTCATCTGCTATAGCCACAAGCGCACCTCCTCCCGGCCTTGACATCCTTTTTGTGCGTTGGTACACAGACTGTAGACGTTTTATGTCGAGGTTGATCCCATTGCGTTGGGACATCCTCTTTTTTTGTGCTAGGGCCTCTCATAAGACCTCCTTTCTCCGCTGTTCAATGCTCAATCTATTCGATAACTTCATGGCAACGGAATCCATGCCATGTGTGCTCCGGATCCATTTCACGCCACCGTTTCTCGTCGTAGAAAAACGAGCAGTTTATAACGTTTGGGTTTCGATCCGGGAATCTGGCTCTAAATTTCTCGTGTGCTTCACTCCAATCGGCCGCGTGAACCTCAACCCAGCCGTTCTGATATGGGAACCTCTCATCGCTGCCGAATGTATAGAAAAACTTTGGCATCGCATCCTCCTTTCTTCTTTGTGTCCAGCACGGGCGCAGCTGTCTTTTCTCATGCTTGCCTTTGCGCCCATACCGGTCTGTCCCAATACCCGCCATTGGCGGTGGTGGCGAACGCGAGAGTTTCCCCTCACGTAAGCGCTGGCTTGTCCATCCTTTTCTCGCTGGAGGTTGGCGGGCTATTACCTTTGCGCTTCGCCATGACTTGGGCGGTTTACACGGCCCTTTGACCGCCCGTGTTTATCCTGCGCGATTGATGACCGAGCACAGGGCTAACGCTGGTGGGGAGGTGAGCCTTCCACTCACGCGGCGTTGGTGTGTCGCAACCGGCTGTCAGGCCGAACGCTGGTTTATCCACTCCCCATGTTGAGCCGATTCTCACGGCTCTGCGGCTTTACGTACTTACTCCGCTAAACGCCCGTCTTTCCGAGTGTCGGCCATCTTTCAGGCTCCGCTTAGAAATGCATCCCTATCGGGTGGTGGAGAGAGAAGGACTCGAACCTTCACGCGTTTGTTCAATTCGCACACGATGTACCGTCGTGCTGCATCTACCTGTTTCGCCATCTCTCCACGTCGGCGACCCACTGGCCGCCGTTTCAAAATCACGCCATTATGTCTGCGATGCTGTGTCTCTTCCTTGGATCAGTGGCATGGCGCATAGCAGTGTATGCCTTTTGCCCGTATTTCTTTTGTTGCATTCCTGTCCATATGTCGCGCATCCCTTTGTTGCCATACTTTGCGCGAAGCTGATTTCTTCTCGTTGATCTGGTGATGATATGTATAGGTGTTTTCATTTGCGACCTCCGATAAATTTGTGAAGCTTTTGAGGTTGGTTACTCTTTCGCCCCATGACCGGCTTGTGTAGCGTCAAGCCGGTGATATAATGTGATAAGACTGTAAAGATCCTTTCTCCCTTTCGGGTGTTATTTGAAATATAATTTGCGGAGCGCGGTGCGTGGCTGCCCACCGGGCACGCTTTTATATGCGCGTGCCGAATACGTCCGTTCCGCTTGCTTGTCCTTTTTCTCGAATCTGGCAAGAATCACACAGGCCAGAACGAATATGCTTATCAACAATACCACTCCCCAAAATGTTTCTTTTGAAATCAGATAAAGCAGTATTATTGATACAGCGCCAGCCACAATGACGATAAGCCACAACATGCGTTTCATAGCCTTTTTCATCTCGATACCTCTCTTAATTTCTTAAACTGTGCTTCTTGCCGCTCATCTCGCGTATTTGTACTGTCTGCGGTGTTCCTGTTCTCTCCACTTTTCAAAAGCGGGGATATCGATGTACCATCTACCGCCAAGTTTGTATGCCGGAAAACCATGCGTGTGAATCAGCTGATCCACGCTTCGACGCGGCATGTTGTAAGACTCAATAAATTGGGGTAATGACATTTGCTTCACATTAGCCATGGTTGCTCCTATCATTGGTTATTGCTTTGTTTTCGCAAACTTAAGCGCCATACGATTTCGTCCAGTGTGCAGCATATCTCGTCATACCGTGCCCGCTCGTGGCCATCGATAATGCCATCACAACCGATATCTATTAAATCATCGCGGCACTTGATAAATTCCGTGACATCACGTTGTAATTGCAATATGGCTTCGGGAAGATTTTTCTTGTCGAGTGACGGAAATATCATTCGCGCAGCCTCAGATTTGTACATCAGGTGGTCATAAGCGAGATCAGGGCTTTCGTAAATGTGCGACATCCTGCATGCGACTTCATCAGGTGGTATTGTCTGGCCTGTTTCATAAGCTCGAACGCTCTCTACGGATGTAGGTATCAGTTCAGCTACTTGTTCTTGCGTGAAATTAGTCTTAAGTCTGGCAATTTTATAGATGTTTTGGCAATGCTTCTGCATGGTTTTATCCCCCGTATATTGATAAAATTTTGGTATAAAGATGAGGAGGTGGTTTCAGTGTTTCAGCGAAAAGAACTTGATAAGTGCTTGTTCCTCGGTCAGCCCAAGAACTTCACCGATGCGGATTGCAAGCTGCGTACTAGGCGATCGATCGCCATTCTCGATATAACGGATATAGATATCTGTCACATCCACGGCAATTGCCAGCTCCGTAACGCTCATATTTTTTTCCTCCCGTAGTTCTTTCAACCATGGCCTTGGTGTGGGTATGCGTCTCAACTATAATTCCCTCCTTACTTTTATTGCCTTTGCGGCTTTGGTGTGCTAAAGTATAAACAAACTGTTTTGTTTTGCTGATTTCAGGCACCCTCGTTGTGCGGCGCCTGTGTAACTTAATGTTTGTTATGGGTGTAGTGTAACTCGTAATTACGTGCCTGTCAACACTTATTTAAGAGTTTTTTTGAGGTTACTATGAGAATAATTGATCGCGTAGATGAGGTTATAAAAGAAAAAGGCTTAACTGCAAAGGAGCTTGCCCAAAACATAGGCGTATCAACCGGCAATGTAACCGACTGGCGAAAAGGAAGGTCGAAACCGTCCGCAGAAGTTGTGGCAAAGATTGCACGATATTTAGGCGTGTCTACAGATTATTTGCATGGACTCTCGGATGAGCGCAATTCTACAGCCTCCCCTTCTGTAGTTGCTTTTCATAAAAATACCCCGGGCGATTTTACTGAAGATGAAAAAGAGGAGATAAGCAATTTCATTGAATTTTTGATAAGCAAGCGCGATAAAAAAGATAATTAGCGCTTTTATACAGAGTGTTGCACAACATCTAGCGGGTTTACATTGGCGTGTTTTACCAGTATGATTATAGAACACACATTCGCATCAAGAAGGTACACGCCAATGACTGCAAACGAAACCCTTGAGCAAATCATTGTTGACGAAGGCATATGCGTCACCGAAAAGAATAACATCCCAAAATGCCTTGACGGACTCTATTGTGAATACGGAAATGAGAAGATTATTTGCTTGCGCTCTGGTATGCCGTCAAACAAACGTCTTTGCGTTCTGGCGGAGGAATACGCGCACATGGTCACGTCTTGGGGTGATGCCCAAGAGATGGACACCTCAAGCATGGGTAAGCAGGAAGCCCGCGCCATTGCGTACGCGATAGAGCTTGTTGTTCCAATCGAAAGGCTTTATGAAGCGCGTGAAGCCGGGGTATGTAACGCTTATGAATGCGCTGAATGTTTGGGAGTGACGGGAGAGTTTTTGACTTGGGTTTTTGCTTATTACGAAGCTAAGATACCAGGCTTTAGAGAGTTTTTTATTAAAAGTGAAAGATAGGTATTTGAAATGAAAAAAGTTGTTTTAATGGTATTGGGTTTTGTTTTGTTATTGTCTCTCTTGGGGTGCTCTACACCCGCCAGCAATAGCGAGCCTATATCTGCTCCATTGCTAGATCAGCCTTCTCACACGCCTGAAGCTACAGCCGTTTTTGATTTAGCTGAATATAAAACTCTTGCGCTGGCGCTCAAGGATGCCATAATGGACGAATCTATATTGCTCTCGAACATGGGGAATTATGAGTATAACTATTGGGCGGCAGAGGAATCACTTGGCGATATAGGCGGAGCAATAGATTATGACGAAATGTCTTCTGCTGCAAATGACTGGCTTTGTGAAAATGCCGAAATTGCCGTCGGTGAACTCGAAAATAACTACAAAAATATATGCGACCAGTATAAAGAAATAATACATTTTGCTGTTTCAGGAGCAGAAGCTGAAGAAATCCAAGATAAAACAAGTGAAATGTTTGGATCTTTTGATGCTCTTTATTTATTGGTTACTGCTCCATCTGGTGATATATCTGATTTTGCAGACAAGTTTAACGAGTATTCAGATGATATTAAAAATAATGATAGCGTCTTATCGACGCTACTTTCTGACTGATATCACTAAAATAGGAGTATGTGATGGCTAAGTATACGAAAAGATCTGATGGCCGATATCGTGCTGATGTCACTGTCGGTATGAGCGCTGATGGAAAACGCATCCGCAAAACGCTGTACGGCCTAACGATAAAGGAGCTGGACGCAAAGATTGCCGATATAAAATCCATGCAAAATAAAGGCGTTACTATATCGGACAACAAAATCACCCTGGGGCAGTGGGCTCAGACTTGGCTTGAGGCTTATAAGCAAGGCGTTGCATACAATACCCGCGAGTTATACCGGCACGTGATCGAAAAACATATCAACACCGCAGATGTCGCCTGTTTGCCCTTGACTAAAATTAAAACAGTTGACCTTCAAAGCCTCGTAAATAAAAAGCAGGACGAAGGACTGACCAGAACGATTGACATGCTCGTTCTTACGCTGCGCCAGATATTTGACCAGGCTGTCGAAAATGACTTGATTTATAAATCACCGGCAAAGTCGCTTAAAAAACCGCAGATAAAAACAGCACCGAAGCGTGCTCTTTACGATATCGAAAAGCAAGCGATAGAGAAGGCTGCGCTATCAGACAACAAACGCGCATTCGTTTATCTTGGCATGTATGCTGGATTGCGCCGTGGCGAAATTCTGGCGTTGACTAAAGGTGACTTTGACATAAAAGATAAAACGGTCACTGTAAGCAAAACAATTATTTTCAAGGGAAATACAGGTGAGCTCCAGCACTTCCCAAAATCAGAGGCTGGGTTTAGGACTGTGCCCATGCCGTCAATCTTGCTTGATTTTATGATCGAGTATTTAAAGACCGTTGACCGCGTCTATCTCTTTACAACAGCAAAGGGAGAATTATTCAGCAAGACAGCGATGCACCGGCTCTGGCGATCGATTCTTTGCAAGCTCAACAAGGCCGCTGCACCGAAAGACAGCAAGATAAAACCTATATCAGGATTGACACCGCACATTCTGCGGCACGAATATGCCACCAGCCTCTACTATGCGGGGGTAGATATAAAGACCGCTCAAAAGCTGCTTGGGCACAGCGATATCAAGATGACACTGGCTGTATACACTCACCTTGAGCAAGACAACAACGACGTTACTGAGAAGCTGGATAAATTATATTGCGGTAAAAATGCGGTCAATGCCCCAAACGACGATGATGGGGCAAAAGAAAAAACTCCCGAATGCTCGTGA